CGGCCCGTTCACTATTAACGTAACTAATGCCACTACTGGTGTAGAGTGGGCGTGGACGCTACCGAATGTAACGGGAGTGACGGCGACCGTCACGGCCAAGGGTCAGGCATACGCAAAATCGGGGGGGCGTTACTACACCGGACATCAATATCATATCAAGTGATGGCACAGTGACAAGTTCTTACGCTGTTACAGCATACACTTATTTAACTACAGGGGGTACAGCTACAGTCACGTTTGACATGACTAAGCAGTTACTACTCAACGAGAAAGATCGAATCACACTTAAGTGTCTTAACACGTCAAACAATATTGTCCGTGTCTACCTTGCCACACCATAAGGTGTTCTCCGTGTAGTGGCAAAAGGGGGAGGGCGCAAGTCCTTCCCCTATTTCCGAAAGGCCATGACAGACAAGCGGCAAGAGTCAGAGTAAATCCAACAGCAATGTTGAGTGGCGATTAAAGCCAATAATACCAACAATTAAGTTGAGAAACAGGGAAGCAGAGTTAATGCTACACAATAATGAGCAATGTTAGTGCAGACAGACAGAAAAAAGCAGAAAACAAACTGTTCCGAGAATGCCTCCGAGAAGCCGAAGGCTTTATCATGTCGTATCTTACGTTCAATTTTCCGATTGCTTATACCTTACGGACGGCTACAAAACGATTCGGGCATGTGTGGACTGAGATGGGTCTTGATATTAACAATCCTACTGTCCGCAAACGTTTTTTCAATGAGTATGCACAGAAGCGGTTGTGGGAATGGAAGCGTTCTAAAACAAAGATGCGCCCCTATATTGAGCAACGAAACATTGTTGCTGAAGAAGCGGGTTTGTGGATACATGATGCACTGGCAAGGCTGTTGCGACTGCAAGATATACTTGAAAGCAACGAAGGAAAGGACAAGGGCAAGGGCGGTGACAAGGTTGCGCTTGAAGCAATCAAGGTGGCCGGAGAAATCGGGCAGCGCAGCGGCGAATTGGCTCCCCCGCCTGGAATGGAAGATATTAAACAATTACTGGCATTTGCAAAGAGCAGGAGAAAACATGCTAAGCCCGAAACAGCAACGGGTAGTGCTTGAATCAGTATTACAGGACATTAAGCCGATTGTGATACTGGATGGTAGTATCAATTCGGGGAAAAGTCATGTGACCAATGAGATGTTCTTTCTCATGGTGGAACGGCAGTCGAAAGTGTCCGACTTGCCGTTCTTGATTATGGGAAAGACCGAGCGCACGGCTGAACGAAATGTAGTGGAGCCATTGCAAAGATTGTTTGGCGAGATGATTCATTATAAGCGTGGCATTCTGTATATCAACGGGCATAAGTGCGAGATATACGGAGCGAATGACATCAAGGCTGAAAGCAAAATCAGGGGCGGTAAATATGCGGGTGCGCTACTGGATGAAATCACGCTGTATCCGCAAAGTCTGTTAGACCGTGCCATAGGAAATATCATAGCGAAAGACGGGCAGGCGTTATGTACATGCAATCCTGACAGCCCGTATCATTTTGTCAAGACAGAGTTTATTGACAGCGAGAAAAAGAGCAAGTACATTTATAATGCTCATTTTGATTTGCATGACAATCCTATCAACACGCCCGAATTTATTACGAAGCTGGAAGAATTGTTTACAGGCGTGTTCTATGAACGGATGATATTAGGCAAGTGGGTTATTGCAGAAGGTATTATTTACAGGTGTTTTGATGCGGACCGCAATATAACATATGTTGACCCAGGAGCGCCGGAGCGTGTAATAATTGGCATAGACTATGGCATAGCAACCGATCCGACTACATACGGCAAGCACTATCTGAAAAATGGCAGGTGGTATAAAGCGGATGAATGGTGGTATCGTGCGGATGAAAACAAAGGCGTAGAATTATCAGACCGTGAGTTAGCAGATGCCTTTGATGCGTTTGTCGGCAATGATATAAACATGTTGGAAGCGGTAGTGATTGATCCTTCAGCGGCGTCATTCAGGGTGGAGTTAGAACAGCGTGGGTATCCTGTTCATTTAGCCAATAATGATGTGGCGTATGGTATCAGGATTTACGGAGCAATGATTAAGCACGGTGAGATTATTATTTATGCTCCGAATTGTCCGAACTCGCTGAAAGAATTTACATTGTATCGGTGGGATGAAGAAGCATCACGCCGTGGGCTTACCAAACCGCTGAAGCAGGACGATCATACCAAAGATGAAGAACGATATGTAGCAGTGTATATTGCTGAAGAAGGCTGGTACACTCCGACAGTGGTAGTGCCTGGGGTAGACAAGCCGGAAACGATAATGGAATTAATGCGATTGGGGCTATACAGTGGCTAAAGAAATATCTAAATTGAATAATTATACTTTTCTGACTGGCAAGAAATTCCAGGCATGGGCTGAAGAATATTTGGAAGGGAAGGACGTAGACATATTGCGTTACTTCACGTATTGTGACGCCTTATTCTTTGATGAACTCATACAAGTAGTCGGTGAGAATCCAGGTATCGGTTTGGGAGATGCGAAGTATATTGTAACACGGATCACCAGTGCCATGGTACGGGAAGGCTTGCAATTTCAGATACTGAATGAGAATGGCAAAGAAATAGAAGAAGTACAGACATTTGTGCAGAGTGTATGGGATAAGAACCTAATGTCAGCAAAGGAAGTGGACGCAGAACAGTATGCTTCCCGCAAAGGCCGTGGGGTTTTCATTCTGAATTACTCAGCCGATTCAAAGCGGATTATTATTCGCACGATTGACCCTGAATATATCTGGCCGATATACAATGAATACCGTGAATTAATCGGTTACAAGTACATACGCTTGACAGATAAAACACAAAACGGGCTGAAGGTAGTTTACAGGGAACTATACCGGAAAACGAAAGACAAGGTTACTAAGACAACGGGCGAGTATGTAACCAAGAAAGATAAAGCAGGATTGGTGACGTGGACAGCGACAACGGACACGCCCGAAAAGACCGAAACGTTAGACATAGACTTTTTGCCGATAATCCATTTCAACAATAAGCCTGGGGATGAGTTAGAGCCGGAGAGTGATTTGCAATCTGTAATAACCGCACTGGAAAAGCTGTACCGGAACAATGCCGACACGGATGAAACGGCCAGTATGGAAGCGTCCCCGCCTGTTGTGATAGAAGGCAAAGAACCCGTGTTGCGGAAAACGAAAGAGACATCAAGCAAGTCTATTGATGATATTAAGTTGTTACAGAAATACTCGTTAGGCCGTGGCAAGGTTATATTTACAGGGGAATCCGGCAATAAGGCATACATTCTTGATGTGAGTCATTTGCTGGATGCGTTGCAGACGTATGACAACATGCTAACCGATAAGCTGTATGTCAATTCGCATTTAACAAGGGTGGGTGCGGGAGCATTAGCTGGTAAGGACTGGCCAGCGTGGGAGTCCCTTGCTATGGCCCTAGGGCCGTTAATTGATATGGTGACTATGAAACATACTATCCGCAGGGAAAAGTATGCTCTACTGGTCAAATTCGTCATAAGATACGGCGTGGCAAAGAAACTGGTGACGTTCACTGGTAAAATAGACGAAGTGGATGTGTCCATTAAATTTCCCCAGGTGTTGCCTGCCAGTGCGTTGAGAGAGAAAGAATTTGCGCTTGATGCTTATGATAAAGGCATGTACGATCTTGAAACAGCATTAACCGAAATTAAGCGGTCTGGTGCTGATATAGATATACCGACTGTGATTTCCCGTGTGAAGTCACAAGAAAAATTGTATAACGAAAGTATGCAATCCATTCTGGATAAGAAACCTGACGCTGTGCAGAATGAGAAACAAGAAGTCAGTGATAACCTCTAATATTGAGAGAATGCTATGAGCAAGATTACCGACATTTTAGGACTGGAAGCGGAAGCAACCGAAGATGTACAGGTCAGTGCAATAGGAAAGATAATCCATGACCGGAACACTGGTAACAGTGCGGCGAGAGTAACGGGGTCTGTGAGTGAATTGAAGAAGATAGCCCGTGCAGTGGGTATCGAAGTGCCGGACAATGTGAATACGGATGAAGATGCCAGAGCCGAATTGCGAATCATGATTAAGCAGGCGTATGAAGCCAAAGCCAAACCGACTACTAAGGGCGGGAAGCCAGCGGACACTCCTGTTGATGATGATGAAGATGGAGCGAAGGTGGCGTTAGAGTCCCAACAGAAACAGGAAGCGGCCACTATTCGATTCATGCTGAAACAGAAGGTTACACTGGACAAAAAGATTAAGGCCGATTGCATTGAGGATGCCTTAGACAAACTGGACAGTAAGAAAGTCAAGGTGGCAAAGGACAAGGACGGAACGGTTGTTGATGTAACCATATCAGATGAAGCTTATGCCGGATTGCAGGGAACACGTCCGTCATACTTTGAAGCTGAATCCGAAGATAAAACCAAAGTCGGAGCAAATAGCACGGAAACTAAACCTACTGATGTGGTGAAGTTTGCTACGGAGCAGGCAGAGCGAGTCAGTTTTAACAATTAAGATGGGAGCATTGTATGAATAACCCTGGAATGAAACTTGTGGCTGAATGTGGGAATCAGAGTGCATGGCTGGATACCATTGCGGATTTTCTGGCCGGGCGCACTGTGACCATAGATGCTGATGCCATTCCCGCTGATACAGATAATGACAATCATAAGTTTGTACAAGCGGGTTCGGTAATCGGTATCATCACTGCAAGTGGGCTGTTCCGCAAATGCACGGCAACGGTAGCTACTAAAGATGCGATCAGTTCGGCAGTTGTCTACTATGTTGACAATGCTGAAGCCTTTGTGGTAGGAGATGAATTTTCTGCTTATCACGGGGGAGCATGGTTGACATCACAAACCATTACTGCCATTGAATTAGGGACTGTTGACGGTGACAAAATCACTGTTGATACTACCCTAGGCACGGCGGTAAGTACGGGTGATGCAGCGAAAGCGAATGATGGCAGTGTTGATGCTATTGGCGTTGGTCTGGAAACGGTAGACTGCAAGAATGGTGATGCAACCGTAGTGCTTTGCAAAGTGGCTCATTTGCGTGAGGCAGGTATGCCGTATGCAGTAAACGGCAAGAATGGCACTGTGCCTTCAGCGGTAAAGACCGCACTGAAAGCACTGGCCGATTGCGTATTAACAATCGTATAACGAGGGGGTAATTATGGGTGCTGTAGGTTTAACATTCAAACAGCTTTTAGATCAGCTTACTCCTGAAGTCGTAAGTGAGTTCGTGGAGCAGGTAGATAAGAAAGCTGACCAAGCTGGATACATCTACAGGACTGTTGCGCCCCCGAAAAACGTTGACGATCTCCGCATAGAGATAGTCAAGGGTGCGTTCAATCGTCCTGTAGTGTCTAAAGTCGTAGGTCATTTGGCGGCTATTCCGAGAACTGGCCGTAAAGGCGTGAAAGTATATCAAGGCATAATTCCGGCAACAAAAATCGGGATTGACTTAACGCCTGATGATATACAGAAACTTCTTTTCCCCAGGTATGAGTCGGAACAGCGCCGGATAGTCGAATCATTGTATGATGATTTGGGAACGTGTCTGAAAAGCATTTTCGCCAGAGAAGAATACAATCTCATTCAAGCATTGTCCACTGGTAAGGTCAATCTGAAAGACCCCGATGGCGGTGTGGAAGGTGATTTCGATTATGTCGTGCCGTCTTCTGGTGCGTCCAGTCGTTTCAAAACACTGGCAACGGAACTGAAATTCAGTAATGCCGATGCCGATATTCTCCAAGTCATGCGTGACGAAGCGGATATCTTTGAAACGCAGAACGGCTTCTATCCGCAAGTGCAGTTGACGACTGCCACAGTCATTAATCTTATCCGCATGAACAATGTGGTTAAGAAGGCCATTCACGGCCAGAGTAACAGCGACAAACTGGTTACATTAGGTATGATCAATCAAATCCTGATGCAACTGGAATTGCCTGTTATTATCAAGTATGACCGTGTGGCTGAAGTTGACAGTACGGAACGGAAGCTGTTAATCGCCAGTAATAAGACCATCATGCTTGATGGTTCGGCAACGATAGGCCCCGATGGTTTCCCGAAAGGCTCGATAGCCAAGTATGGAAGCACATGCCGTGGCCCGACAATCGAAGCTCTGAGAGCGCAAATGCCGGATAGCGGTTATGCGTGGCCAGCTACCAGCATAGCAGGCATCTATGCCCGAATCAAACCCGTAGAGCAAGGTGAAGGCGCAGGTGCTGGCACAACTGGTGTCAGTGCTACGACTATCCCGAATCTCGGACTGATAGACCGCATACGTGTATTGACCGTGAGCTAAGACAGCTAAACAATCGCAGGGGGGAGTATATCTCCCTCCTGTTAGTTTATAAGGATAGCATGAAGCCGAAATTCATTGTTAAGATACCAGTGTGGAATCAGGAAGTGGAAGTATATGTTGGTAGTCCTGAAGCCACACAAAAATATTTAGAGGAAAGATTTAATAAGAAATTACGAAAGGCAAACGGATTAAATAAAAATGTAGGACTAGCGGATAAGTTTGTAAACAAAAAAAACAAAACCGAGTATGCTTTCATAATGTGGTTAGCGGATTTGAGTAATGAAGTGGAAGGATTAAAAACTATAACGCATGAGACAACACATATAACTCATGCTATTTTAAGGTTCGTGGGATGTAAACCAAATTTCAGTAATGAAGAATCGGAAGCGTATATGCACGAATACATTTTCGGTGAAATCATAAAGTACATAATTAAATGAAAGCAATAAAAGTTTATATAGCAGGCCCGTACAGTGTAGGCGATACATGCCAGCATGTGCGGACAGCTATTGATATAGCCGAAAGGCTTTTAGATGCAGGGATGGCTCCGTACATTCCGCATTTGGCTCATTTCTGGAGTCTGGTTCATCAGCATACAACAGTAGAGTGGGAGCAATATTATAATCCGTGGCTGGATATGTGTGATGCGTTGATACGATTCCCAGGTGAATCACGGGGAGCAGACAAAGAAGTAGCCCGTGCAAATAAGAAGGGAATAAAAGTGTTTTACGATATTGATTGCTTAATCGGTTACTATCAGGATACGAACCATGGCTAATCAGTTCAAAGAATATATAACGTCCGCAGAGTTTATGGCTTCCAGTTTCGGGCGAGGGACACTAGAGGCTGATGCAGATGTCTTTTGTGATGTGACCAATTCCATCATTGAAAGCGTGATAGATTACTGGTATGTGGAAGGCTTAACAGGTGCGGATAAAACAGTTGCGTATAAACGGATCAAGAGTGCCGGAATGCTGATTGCGACTGCTATCAAAAGCAATCCGTCACTATTGCGTGAAATGACTATTGGCAAGTTATCCACATCGTTTAACGACATGGAAAACATAAGCAAGGCGGCGGCTCAGTTAATCAGTCCGTATGTGGCAGGTGGTGGGTCAGGCGGTGGATTTGCCGTAGCAGATTTGGAGCGTTAGCGTGGCAGAGATAGATAGATATTTGAATGAGTTGAAAGCGTCTTATAGTCGGACGGCTAAGGACATAATCAAGATGTTGCAGTGGGATAGCTACTCTAAAGGATTAGCATGGCAACGAAAACAAATCTTGAAACAGGTCTTTGACAAATTGGATGCGTTAGGTATCAGCACTGAAGAAATAGCGAAGTTGGGTGCAGTGGAGGCAGTAGCAGAAGGTGGAGAGCAAGCCCGAAAATTAGCAGGCTTTAAGTCACGGGTTACGCCGAATACATTCCTAGGTATGGATGAAGGGGCGGTTGATTACGCTGTGAAGTCCATTATGGGTGACACGCTGTTGGCAATCGAAAATGCAAAGACGCATATACGGGATGTCATGAGTTCCAGGTATCTGGATGCCAAACAGAATAAGAAGATCAACCGTGCCATAACAGATGCGCTGGTAGGTGGCAAGTCAGTCAATGAAGCCGCCAGACAGTTGAAAGGATTAATACCAGCGGAGTGGTTCGATGAATACCTGAAAATATCGGATGGCTACTTAATCAAGGTTGGTGGACGCAGAATGCGACTGGATGATTATGCACACTTAACAGCACATACCAGATTAGCGGGAGCGTCCAATGCCGGAAGCATTAATTGGAGTTTAGCGCACGGTTTTGAGTTTGTGCAGATTTCAAAGCACGATGGTTCCTGTGAGATGTGTATACCTTTTGAATTGAAGATATACCACTTAGGGGACGGAGCCAAAGACAGCCGTGGTGTATTCCGGCAATCCATAGCTACCTTACCGAATGGCCGACCGCCGTTTCATGTTTATTGCAGGCACAGAGTATTGCCGTATGGAGTTGCAGACATGAAAGTAGCGAGAGACAACGGCACGAAAGAAACAGTTATGGAATCTCAGTCTATGCAAAATAATTTTGTACGACTGGCAGTTCCCGCTGAAACCACTACCGAAGGCGTGTTCTATGGCCTATCCGAAACCACTTCATTTGTCCGCAGACAGATACGCACAATGGAAGTCAAAGGTAAGAGCGTACCAGTCTTTGCGTGGGAACAGAACGGCGTAACCGTGACTGATAAAGCGGTGATGGAACGGTTGAATAAATTGAAGTTGCCACCTTCATGGCAGAAAGTCCATGTATCTTCAGCTCCACAAAGCAAATTACAGGCAATAGGAGTAGACAATGCCGGACGGGTTCAGCGCAGATATTCCACTGAGTTTGTGGGGAAACAGGATCAACAGAAGTTCGCACGAATACGCAAATTCAGTGAGGACATGCCTGGAATCCGGCGAGCCGTGCAGAGAGACATGGCAACAGGCAAGCCCGAAGCGTGGTTGTTGGACTTAGAAGATAAAACCGTTATCAGGATTGGGTCTACAGCCGATAGAAAAGCTAAGGTTCAGGCATACGGGTTGACAACCTTGAAAAGCAACCATGTAACCATCAGCGGTGATACAGTTCGATTTAAGTTTACTGCTAAAGAGGGCATTACCTGGAATCGCACTATCAAGGATAAGCAGTTAGCCACATGGTTGAGTGAACGGAAGCAATTAGTAGGCAGGCTCGATCCCCTATTCCCTGATGTGAGTGCCGGAAAACTGAATGCGTACTTCAAAGAAATCAGCGGCGGGAAGTATACGGTAAAGGATTATCGGACATATCACGGAACCAGAATAGCACATGATGAATTGAAGAAATATGAGAAAGTGCGGTTTGCGTCTGATAACGAGAAACGCAAAGTAGTAAAGGACGTTCTTGATAAAGTAAGTAGCTTCTTAGGATACACGCCGAAGATGGCTCAAACGGCTTATATAGACCCAATGACATGGGAGTTGATAGGTGGGTTGCCACCTGTGAAGTTAGGGAAGATTGGGAAGGTACTGAAGCCAGTGAGAACAGCTAATTTAACTCCGATTCAAAAGAAAATAATCAAAGCGGTAGCACGGGATGAACAGCGTGGATTAGCTATAACGATAGATGCTGGTGTTAAGCGGAGTGATGCCTTAAAGATTATAAATGCAAACCATGATGCGGTAATCTCTATGCAGAGAGCTGGAATGCGGGTTGATTTAGTAGCAAAGAATCTGAGCATACAAGAAGGGCATGTGACAGAGGGAGTATATGCAATGGCTTCAGGTGATGGCTACAAAGTATTTCCCGAATATCTATCAGCGATACAAAAACAGTATGCCGAAAACATAGCTGATATAAAGCAGGGATTAACGCCTATACTATTCCAGACTTCTGAAATAGATACGGCGATACACGAATTAGGCCATAATCTCTATCGGAAGCTAAGTAGTAAGGATGCGGACAAATGGCTAACCTTCTATCAGGAGAAGGGCGTTGATTGGGAGAATGTCACAAGCATGTATGCACAGGAAAACGCAAGCGAATGTTTTGCAGAATGTGTGGTTGGAGTAGTCTGGCACAGCAAAACAGCAGGAACCACAATGGTGAAAGAGTTGTTAAAGAAAGCAGGATTAATGAAATGACAAAAGTATCAGACTGTATGATGTGCGCTTATCATGCCAAAGGCCAAAGGAAATGTAAAGTATATCCTGATGGCAAACCGAAGCCAATAATGACAGGCACAGATAGATGTAATCAGAAGCGGAGTATAACATAATGAACGCCGAAAGGGACAAATCAGAACGGGATTTTCAAGCGTTCCTGGATTCAATCAGCTTTGCGGATGAAGAAGGCAATGAAGTAGTGTTGCCATTTACCGAGGATTACTCGGACGATCCCGAAGGCGACAGGGAATTGTAATATTTTTGAGCAAGTTAAAAATTTTGTAACTTCATAGGAGTAAAGAAATGAAAGTATATAATCGTATCGTGGAAGTCGGTATAGCCATGTATATCCTGTTTGCTATTGCCTATGTGATTTGTTCACTGGTACAGGGAGTTACTACACAGCCCGAATCCATTACAAAGACATACTATGTAAGTACCAATTCTACATGGTGCGTTGCCTATTCCAGCTTTAAGCCGGAAGGTGCGGCACAAGCGTTTATTGACCCCGTAACGAATACGCCTATCTGTTGGCGGGAATCGGAAGTAGTTGTAATTTATACGAATGCTTCCATTGCCGTTACAAATACATGCGACTGGTCAGATTACATGACAAGTTCAGGACTGTGTATTGATTTTCGTGGACGTTATGTGGCGGGATTACTATTAAAAGCATCAACTGGAGAAAGCAATGAAGTACGTATTACTTGGTTTGGCTATTAGTCTGTTACTGGTAGGCGTTGTCTATGCTGGTATAACATTTCCAGGCGGGGACGGTGCAAGTGAAGTAACCAAAGCCGATTTATCTGCCAAAGTATCAAAGGCAGGCGACACAATGACCGGGTCTCTGGTATCTGCAACCAATGTAAACGAACGCTTCATCTTTTTATCATGGCAGGAAGACCCGCTCGGCAGTCAAGTGACTCAGGCGCTGGTAACTGTGACGAATGGATGGACAATGGGTCCGGGCCTGATGTGGACGAATGATCTTGGAACCGTAACGAATGAAGTGACCGGGCTATTCACCGACCTCACGAATATCAATGCTGTCATGGCATATCAACTTACCGTGAACAGCACCAACTACGACCTGTTCCTCTCAACCAACAGTTTC